CTCTCAGGGGCGTCAACTTCGCATCCATCCAGATTGTATTTCATCCTGCGACTCCTTGAAAGGGTTGAAGAATCGTGTTTCGTTTTATCTTTGCTATCTGCCTTTTCCCATGTTGAATAGGCGATTGCGGCGGCCTGCTCCTGGGTTTTCCCCTCTTTCACATACTTGGCAATTGCCCGACTGATGAAATCTTCTTTTTTTTCACCTGCTCCCGGCATTGCAGTATCTAAAACCTCCTCGACATCGGCGGTATCCATCGTAGGGATCCGCGCCACATCCCCCGCCCGGCCACGGTCAACAATTGCCAGATGGTTGCCCCGGATATTCGTCTGCCTGAAGTCATATTCAAGCCCGTCTTCGGTTATGCCATGCTCTTCAATATCATCGGAGTCATAGGCAAGGGAAAGCCCGCGCCGCCCGCCCTCCACGGCCTCTACGCCCGATTTATCGTGTATCGTCCCCGATACCCACATGAGATTATTTTCGCGCCGGATATTTTCGCCTATGGCGCCGATCTGGTAGCCCTTGACATTATCGGCGGTGATCTTTGGAGTTACGCCCATCTGGTGATTGTTGATTATCGGCTTACCCTTAAAGCTGTCCATACTCTCGCGTTTGAACACTTCGGCCGGAGCGCGGTATGCACGCCGTGGCGAACCGTCCTCGTTGTGATAGATGAAGATCCCCGAACGGGTCGCAGGAGCTTGGAACTGCAAAAATCCTTCCGGCGTCTTGGTTACGCTCCCCATAGGGGAAAGATCGAAGTAGGTTTTCGTTACTGGCATTGCAGCCCCAAAATAAAAAAGCCCTTACAAAATGAGCCCCATGCTTTCGCATAGGATTTTCACTTCGTAAGGGCTTAATGGCAGGTCCGGAGGAGTTCCGGGACCATAAAGCTATTTATTTAAAGAGCATGGTATTGCTGTTATCCCTGAGTATAATTCACGGCAAATAAAAAAGCAACAACTATTTTTAAGAATCTTTTTTTGCCTCAACGCTCATGATCTTCCGGTCCGTCCCGATGGACGCTTCGGCAACATAGCCATTTTTGCATTGCATCTTCATCCTGATTTCCAGCGGCCCGGTATAGCGCGGCTGTACGAGCAGCTTGTCAACCGCATCCTCGAAGATACTAACCGCGTCTTTCGCGTCCATTATGCCTCTTGGTGAGACGACGGATTTACTTCCTGAGCATAACTTTCGCTGTCTTGCGGAACTGCGGGCGGCTCCTGTTTTTCTTGCGCCGCCGCCTTTTCCGCTTCCTCGTTTTTGATCTTCTGCCATGCCGCCGATACGCTTTGCATCACCTTGATCTTTGCAGGATCGTAGTTTTTAAATATCGCATGGCCGGGACATTCAAAGAACAGATTCATTTCAAAGTTACGTGCGCAGGCGGCATTGTGCTCGACCTTATCGGCAAGCTCAACGATGAAATTGAAGAGCGTGCCTTTGCCTACCTTCGCGCCCAAGGGATGCCCAAGAAGCTTGTAAACCCGTACTGCGGTTCGCAGGTTTTGCGCTTCCTCCTGGCCCGGAATAATTATCTTGCCGTTGCCGGACATGACTACAACCCCTTCTTCTTCAACGCTTCCTCAAGCTCCGGCGTCAGTTTCTTTGCTTCCTTGTCAATTGCCGCCGCGCCCTTATCGACAGCCGCCGCCGCGCCGTCCACGAGTTTGTCGGCTTCTTTTACGGCTTCGTCCGCAGCCTTGAAAACCGTGGTGCCCGCCTTTTGGGGCAACGCTTCGGCGCCCTTCAGCATATTATTTCCGAGCGCCTTGGCTTTCTCCCATTCCTGTTTCATGGGAACTACTATATCGGAAAGCTGCTTCATTCCCTTCTGGATAGCGTCGGTTGCCGAAGATTGCATTGTGGAAATGTCTTTCTGCACCGCGACGTGGTACGTTTGCAGCTTGTCCTCAATGCGCTTGACAAAATGATCGTGTACTGAAATAATAACGCCGGCAATGATCGCTGAAATAACGATGCCGATCACTACCCCGGCTCCTACCAACTCAACTGCGTGAAACATAATTCCCCTCCCCGGAAATTGGTTTATGGTTACGCCGCAATCGCGGCATCTTCTCCCTGGTATTCAAACTCTTCGCCGAAAACGGGTTCGGCCCAGCACCGGCACTGATAGTCCTCTCCCGGTATCAATCCCTTCATGTCTTCCGGCCTGTCTTCCCATGTTTTCCCGTCGTCATTGGAATATACATCCGCATCGTCCCACCGGCAAAGCGTATCATTCATTTCGTAATGGCTGTCGCGCTCCCGGCTATCGCCAACGCCGCGCCAGTAGTATTCTTCTATCCCGATTCCTTCCTGCCGCGACCGCGTAATATCGCCGTTTATTTTATTGATCTGGTCCCGTGCAATCAACCGCGCCCGCGTTTTAACCTTTGCGAACACGCCCCGCTCAAGCTCGGTATCCGCAAGCAGCGCCTTCATGATGTCGCGCTGGGAATCGCCAGAACGGATGCCGCGCTCAATGGTCAGGCGAACATCTTGGTAAACCTGCTCTTCCAAGTCTTTTATCAGGATCGTATTTTCATTTACGAATGATTCAATGCGGCTGCCGATTTCGTCTTCTTTGCCATAAACCGAGACGCCGAGAACGGCGTGAAGTGTCTTCTGCCATTGCTCATCATTCCATTTCGAGGACCATTGCCCGATATTCAGAAGCAGCGTTTTAAGTCGCTCGGTTGGAACAATATCGCCGACCGTATGACGGAAAGCTGCCATGAGGCGGGATAGATCGTCGCTCCACGAATCAGCACGGAACACGCTTTCGATCACAAAGACTTTCGCAACGCGCCCGCTATTCAGCTTCAGGCTGACGGCTGTATAATTCCACTTGCCCGTTTCCCATTTCAAGAGTTTCGCATAGTCTTCAGCTGTCGCTTCGTAGGTATCGACTTCCACGGAACCGGCATAATCTGCTTCCAGCGTCCGGTAATCGTCTCCTTCGTCTCTGATCACGAAGCCGCTGAGGGTGTCTTTACCGAGCGTTACCGGGTGTCCGAGAACCTTATCATCGAGCGCATTGTTTTTCAGAGTGCCGTAGAAAGCGCAAAGGATCTTCTCATCGCTGTCGGTTTTCATGCTTGCCGCGTGTTTTATAAACCTGTCAATCTGAGGGATTACTTCACCCTTGCAATCGGCTTCCATCTTCGCAACGATACCGAGAAGCCACTTCCGGTAATAGACTTCTACTGCCAAGGGAGGTAGCCAGCGAGGCGGCTTTCCGAGCTTCCGCTTCCGGCGATTATGCCTCGAAAGGAGTTGATGCTTTACCAGAAACGGCAAAGCAATGGTATCGTGGTAGGTGTGAAAGTTCATATCTTAATGAAACAAAATGACATACGCAAAACCCAAAAGTAATCCAACTGTTAAAATCAGTTTTATCAATCTATCGAAAAGAAACATCTCTTTTATCTTCCATCGTAGGCGGACGACTTCGGTTCTTAAAATATCGTTAAAATACTCTTTCATTTTCCGCCTCCCGTGCGTTGATGTTTATTAAATCGCCCCCGCAACCATTGCGCCAGCCCCTTCCTTTAAGGCTTTCGCTCCGAGGTTGGCGGCTGAAGGAACTGGCTTCTTGTCTGGATCGGCTGTAGTCTTAACTGCACCGGCTCCGGCCTTTGCCAATGCAAGCTTATTTTTCTGGTCCGCCTCAGCCTGCTCTTCCTGTGGGGTCTTGAAATTCGGGTCGTCTTCGTTATCGCTGAGAACCGTTTCAAACGAGTAATGGTCCCCCGCAAACCTACTCTTCGCAATCGTGCCCTGTGGGTCGAGTATCACATTATTTTGCAGGTAGATTTGATCCGTAATAGCCTGCATGTTACGCATGGCGATCAAGTCCTTCATCGACGGCTGCCAGAGGGATTCAAACTTTATTTCGCTGTCATCTTCTACCGGATGTCCGAGCGCGATATTCTGGTAATTGACAAGGCGTTCAAGTTGCGGCAACATTTTCTCTTCTTGGAATACCGTCACGCGATCATACCAGAAACGCAGTTGCGCCGCCTCATCATCAGACAAGCCGCCTTGCGAACGCCCGAAGAGCAGACACATTGGCAGGCCTTTTTGAGCAGCGAGGCTTTCAAGAATTAAATCAACTGCGTCCTTCAGACCCGTAAGCGTTGACGTTACTCGGCTGAATGATAGCCCGTTTTTCTCGTCGGCGAATACGGAATTTATTACATGTTTTCCCTGGTCAACCATTGACATATAAGCTTTTACTTCATCTTCCCTGCCCTCTGAAATCAGATTCATCAGGTTTGGGATAGAAAAAACACCAACGATAAACTCTGAAATGATGTGCTCGGTATTCGCGTATGTTTCTCCGCAGGCGCGCAATCTGTCCCAGCACGATTGAAAAATCGAGTCCATCCAGCCTTGGTTTTGGAATTTGGTCACGTCAGGGACGTCATCGCCCTCGAATCGCAAGCAGCGGCTTTCGTGAACAAGGAACGGTTGCCCGAAAATAGGCGTTATGCGATATATCTGCGGGCTTCCATACGAATCGTTTGAAGGGTCAAGGTAAAGATCGGCTGGGTTGATAGTGATACGGTAACGGTCGAATACGACGATCTGATCTATGCCGCGCAAGCGATTCAGGTTAACAGGTTGGTCAAGCTTACCTCCATCGTCAAGAAACATCACCGCCAGGGAGCCGCCGTAAAGCTCAGCGAACATGAGCGCCTTTTTTATTTCGCGCTTTGTATTGATTTTTTTCAATGCTCCCCCGATTTTGCCTTCCGTATCCCCCTCCACATGCCACCATGCGCGGGTCATATCGCCAACGATACGATGCAGGATAATCCGGCCCAATCCGTCAGAGCGGTAAATGTCCGTCAGATCTTGGTACATCAAGCGGGCTTCAGGCGCGAATGTCGTGCTCATGCGCCTGTCGTGACCTTTGAATCCCAATCCCGTAATCAGGTTTTGCCATGTGTCTTGGCTGAATGCGTCTTGAGTAATTTCCTTCATGGTCCCACGAGGGAATATCACGCCAGCGCTTCGTGCGCGCTGCTTGCTAAATGGCCTGTAGTTTTCAGGGTTGTGGGTAAGGCGATCATAAACCGTTACGCCGCCCCGTGGAATAAAGCCCTTGATTATGTTGCCCTTTGCATCAAAGGCGGTTACGGGATTCATGCCAGCGGGCGTCTTTGCCGGCTTGTATTTTGCAATCGGTTTAGTTTCGCCGAATAAATCCTCCTGCACCAGTAGGTCTTTAGCCATTATCGCCCCTTTCCGTAACCGAACCCGTACCATTCGCTCGCGGGAGGCAGCGGCTTCGGGCAATCGTCGGTAAGTTCATCGAGGAAAACATCAGTGAAGAAAGCCATGCAACACGCATCGCCATAATCAGGGGAGCGCCCGATACGTTCTTTGATGTCAATTTTTGATTCAATGAGGATAGCTCCGTCGCTCTGTGGTATCTTGCGCGGCGCGGTGAGATCGCCGATAAGTAGCTCATCATCCGGTAAACATATATCCGACCCACTGTCAGGGTCAAGTAATTCGCGCATGCACCACCAGAGCGCGGCGCGTAGGTTTTTAAACTTCAGGAGCCCGGTTTTGTCCCGCCGCTCCGTTTTCGATCCGAAATTCATGCAGTTCACGCGGCGGCGAAGGTAACGATGTCCTGCGCTATCCGTGAGTTCAATCAACCTGTCAGCCGTTCCCGCCCCTTCGCCGAACGACGTGTCAATGTTCAAAAGGCCCTTTGTTCCGAGCGCAATAGCAAGCTTTCCGGCAAGCTCCATGGGGCGCGACTTTGGGAACGACTCAAGCTCACCAAGTACATTCTTCCATCGCTTTGCAAATACTGTTTTGTCAACACCTTGGCCGGCAGTGTCAGCGCCGATGATTATAAATCCATCTCTGAAAGCTCCGCGCTCGCTCCACGCATGCCAACGCTTCACCGCCGCCATTACCCACGAATACGGAATCACGCTATCGCTGGAATCCTTGGCGAATTTTCCCCACACGTGATTGAGATAAACCGGATTCGATATGCCCCATTGTTTGCGCTTTTCCCGCGCCCACTCAAGCGATATGCGCCCGGCGCGAATCGCGTCTCTCAAACTCACGTGCCGCACATGCCACTTGTCGTATCCATGTTGCATGCTGCAAATTGAATAGAAAACACCCGAAGTATCGCCCGGTGTGGAGTTGACAATAAAGATATGATCTCCGGGCGAAGCGAAAGCGCCTTCAGCCGCAACATAAAACCCCGCTTCAATAGTCTTCGCTTCATCAAACAGGTAAAGAATGCGCTTTGCGTGTCCGCCCTCGATATTTTCCGTCTTTCCGCTCCCCGGCGATACCGCGAATGCTTTTGATTGTGGATAGAATTGGCATTGCATCTGCAAAAGGTTAGGTTTAATACCAACTCGCTTCCAATCAACCCGCCCGTACCACTTGTGAATTTCGGGCCATAAGAACTGTTCAAGCTGCGTCCATACTGAAGCCGTCGTAATGATTTTACAATCAGGAGATACCGAGCCACACCAGAGAATAACGAGGGAATCAAAGACGGATTTACCGAGGCCGTGCGGGCCATAGATGCAGATTTTGTTGTTGTCAGGCCCGATCATGCCGAGCGTTTTGATGTGGTAGGAAGGTAGCTTGATATCAACGAAGTCCTGAATCCAACCGAGGGGATTCCAGTAATACTTGCGCTGCATCGCAATAACGGCGGGATCACGGGAAACAAGAATTTCATTTGCGCGTCTCAGGAGCGCCGCCCGAAATTCACTGGCAGGTATATTACGCAGCTCTTCGACGGCAACCGGCATTTATTCGGCTCCTGATTTATCGCCCTGATTCTCTAAAATAAACTTTGCTAATTCCTCATTTGTCATGCTCTCAAGAAGAATATTCCCTGTGTGTTCAAGCTTTTGATCCGGCTTCCCTATCAGCCTGTCAAGTGCGTCAAGATTGCCATTAAGCGTGTTGAGCATGGTAACGTAGGCAATCGCCCGCGCATTATCTTCAACGATGGCATTGGGAAAATGTTTTTGAATGACCGAGAGAATTGCAGCAGGACATTTGGCATGTGAGATTTCTTCAACCGCGTTATGAAAGCGAAGTTTGAGATTCAGACGTCCCTTGGGAAATCCTGGGCCGCCTGGGTTGCCAACCTCGAATGGGGGGTGTGGTTTGCCTGATCCGGTTTTTTCTTGGGTTTTCTCTTCCATGCCCTGAGTATAATTTCCGGGACAAATTCAAGTCAAGAAAAAAGTTTTTCCGGCAGTGTCTCAGTTTGAATTTCCATCATCTGCCG